GGTTGTGGTTATTTAGAAGATAGACGACCATCATCAAATTGTGATCCATACAAAGTTAGCAAAAAGTTGATAGAAACGATTTGTAATTAGATACTTATATTAAAAGAGGTTATATTGTATCAAAACGTCTATTACGAGAGTCGTAAAAACAAAGTACATATATGGGATGATAAAAGTGGTCATGTAGTCGTGCCTTATAAAAGGTATGCTTATGTGAAAGATAGTTATGGAACGCATGTTTCTTTATATGGAGATAAATTAAAAAAACTTTATAGTTGGAAAAAGGGAACATCAGGGTTATACGAAAGTGATATTAATCCTGAAACACGAACTCTTATCGATATGTACACCAATAGTGATGAACCATCAACTGGTCATAAAATTATGATTATTGATATTGAGGTTGAAGTCACAGAGGGATTTCCAAGTCCACGAAAGGCTCCAAATAAGATTACTTCTATTGCTATCCACGATAGTGTAACAGACCAATATTTCTGTTTTGTTCTTGATGAAAGATTGTCGTTAAAAAATGAGAATTTTGGAGAAAATGTAATAGTAGAATCATATGAAACTGAGTATGAGTTATTACAAAGGTTTTATGCTAAATATTTAGAAATACGACCAACCATTATAACGGGTTGGAATATAGATGGTTTTGATATTCCATATCTTTACAATCGTTCACAGCAGATAGTCGGTAAGAATATAGCAGATTGTCTTTCACCAGTTCAATCAGTTTATTATAACAAATACAGAGAAAAGTATATGTTAGCAGGAGTTTCTTGTTTAGATTATATTATGTTATACAAGAATTTCACTTTTAGTTCTAAACCATCTTACAGATTAGATGAAATTGGTAAGAGTGAAGTTGGAACTGCTAAGATATCTTATGATGGAACTCTTAATGACTTGTACGAAAAAGATTTGAAGAAGTTTGTTGAATATAACATTCATGATGTTAGGATTGTAAAGAAGTTAGATAACAAGTTAGATTTTATTGAAATTGCAAGGGCCATATCTCATATTGGTCACGTTCCATATGAGGATATAGAGTATGATTCACGATTTTTAGAAGGAGCCATATTGACTTATCTCAAAAAACTTGGAGTAGTGGCACCGAATAAACCAATAAAAAGTGAGATTACAAAGGACAAGAAATTTGCAGGTGCATATGTTCAAGACCCACAAAAGGGTAAACACGAATGGGTGTATGACTTAGATATCACAAGTATGTATCCGTCTATTATTATGAGTTTAAATATATCTCCTGAAATGAAGATTGGTAAAGTTGTTGGTTGGAATCCACAAGAATTTATTAGAGGTAAAAATAAAACATATTCTGTTCATATGAACGGTAATAAAAAAGGACAGCTTACTGAAACAGAACTTAAAGAGTTTTTTGATAATAATCAAGTATCAATATCCAATAATGGAATTTTGTACAGGACTGATAAACAAGGATTGATACCTTCATTATTATCTAAATGGTTTGACCAACGAAAAGAGTTTAGGAAATTGGCTAAGAAGTTCGGTGATGAGGGTGATGAAGAACAATATGGTTATTTCAACAGACGACAACACATTCAGAAGATTGTGTTGAACTCTATGTATGGTGTATTAGGACTTCCTGTATTTAGGTTTTACGATTTGGATAATGCAGAGGCAACTACATTAACAGGTCAATCTCTTATCAAGTTCACACGGAAACTTGTTAATCATTTCTACAATAAAGAGTTAGGAACGGAAAAAGATTATTGTATTTATATTGATACTGATTCAGTATTTTATTCTGCAGTACCATTAATTGAACATAGGTTTAAGGGTGAAATGAGTGATGTAATGATGACTCAAAGAATTAACGATATTGCAACGGAAGTACAGGAGTTTTTAAATGAAACTTATGATTATTTTGCACAGAAATTTTGTAATCTTGATGAACACCGATTTGAAATTAAACAAGAGATTGTAGCAAAGAGTGGATTGTTTATTGTAAAGAAACGATATGGAATGAAAGTTATTTCAGATAACGGTGTTCAAGTGAATAAAACAATGGTTAAGGGATTGGATACGGTACGTAGTAATTTCGCACCATTATTTCGTCAGTTATTGAAGAACGTATTGGATGATATTTTAGCTGATGTACCAAAGGATAAAATAGACCATAGGATAACAAGATTTAAAAAGAATATGAAACTTAATCAGTTAGATGAAATTTCGTCACCAACGGGCGTCAAGGGTATATGGAAATATTTGAGAAAAGATAATGAACATAGTTCAGCTTCGATACTTGAAAAACCAAAAGATAGACGGATATTTTCTTTATTTCATAAAGGAACACCAGTTCATGTTAAGGCAGCAATTGCATACAATGACTTGGTTAAGTATTTTAAACAAGATAACAAGTATGGGTTTATTAACAATGGGGATAAAATCCGTTGGGTGTATTTAAAGACAAATCCGTTAGGATTAAAGGTTGTAGCGTATAAAGGACATGAAGATCCACCAGAAATTATGAAATATATAAATGACCACATAAATCACGATAAAATTTATGACCAAGCAATGACCAAAAAATTACAAATGTTTTATGATTGTTTGGATTGGGGGAAACCAGTAGATGAGGAACAAAGTATAGAAAGATTTTTTTAATTTTGGATAATATTTTTGATATATATGTATATAAAGATTAACAATAAGGAGAATAATAAATGGATAAATATAAATTAACTCGATTCATTGATAAATATCATTTAAATGGTAATGTTAATGCAGTGGTTATTAACAGTAAAGGAGATACCTTATCGACAAGGTTCATTACTGGTGATAAATCATTACTTGGTGAACTTGAAATGAATAGTTGGAGTTTTCAAGATGCTGAATTAGGAGTTTATGATACAGAACAACTTAGTAGATTACTTGGTGTTTTGGATGATGATGTAACTCTTAATCTAACCCAGTCGGGTGATAAAGCAATAGCACTTCAAATATCTGATTCATATTCTAAAGTCAACTTTATGTTGTCAGATAAGTCAGTAATCAATACACCACCTGCTTTAAAACAACTTCCTGAATTTCAAGTGGCAATCAAAGTAGATTCCAATTTCATTCAGAGGTTTATTAGTGGTAAATCAGCATTACCAGATACCGATACTTTTACAGTATTGACAGATGATGATGGAGTGAAACTTGTTATAGGTTATTCGTCAATTAATACAAACAGAGTTACTATTCCTGTTGAAACTACAGAACATTCTAATATAGATAATGTGTCTTTTAACGCAAATCTATTTAAAGATGTGTTAGTGGCAAACAAGGAATGTGAAAGTGCAACACTTGAAGTATCTGAGGGTGGATTGTCAAAAATCAATTTTAAAGTAGATCAATATGATGTTACTTATTATCTTGTAGCAGTACAGGACGTTGATTAATTTTGACAACTTTCCGACCTTTAGTGAAGAACATTTTCATACTTGGATAAATGAATTAACACCGATTGAAGAACACAAAGGTTATCTTGTTAAAAGGGATGACCTTTTCAATCTCGGCGGTGTTAGTGGAGGCAAAGTTAGACAATGTTCTAAACTTGTCTATGATAATATAGACCACATTAGAGAACAATGTAATGGTGGGATATTAACGGCTGCCGGTATTCCGTCGCCACAAAGTTGTATTACATCTGCAGTCGCCAAGTACTTTGGTCTAAAATGTTTGGTTACAATACCACATTATCCAGACCACATTAGAGATAGTTACAGAGTGAATGCGTCATTGGCACAAAAGTTCGGTGCAAAGGTATATGGAGTAGGTAATCCGAATATATCAGGTCCCGAACTCGATGCCAAGAAATTAGTAGGTGAAACGGGTTATTTTCAGATAAAATTTGGTATGAATGGACGACAAGTGATGGAAACCATTGCAAAGCAGGTAGAAAATGTCCCAGATCACGTGACAACAGTCGTGGGGATCGCTGGGAGTGGTTTATCTATGTTAGGTGTAGCGTTAGGTTGTAAGTTGTATAATAAGAAAATCAAAACGATATATCCTGTAGCATTAAGTGGATATGTGTATAAAAACAAGAAAATGTGGTATGATCGTCTCTCAAAACGTGATCAATTTGACGGAGATTTTAAAGTTGTTCAGTCAGAATATCCATATCAACATAAATTGAAATTGGATGAATTATTACCACTCGACCAAACATACGAAGCAAAGGCGTGGGATTGGATGGTAAAGAACTTAGAACCATCTGAAAATGTGTTGTTTTGGGATGTAGGAATCAAAGAATATGATTTGGGTTATATTGAACCTATCAAATGGCACAAAAGTGAATATGAACAAATCATAGATAGAGAGATGAGGAGAAAGTCAAGGGTGACAGAACATGACTTTTTCTAAGGCGTGGTTAGAAAAGAAGATAATGTGTGGTTTATGTAACTTCGGTTGCTGTAATCACCCATCATTTCATGTAGAAATCACGGAAGAAGAACAAGAATTTTATCAAAAAGAGTATGGATTAGACCTTGAATTAGAGTGGAATCAAGAAGGTTGTTGTCAGTTGTTAAAGGAAGATAATACAGGATGTAGTTTAGAAGATGACAGACCAGTATTTTGTAAGTTGTATCCATTGGTAGAAAATAAGTCTAATAGATTAGTGATGAATAATTGGGGATACTTACATTGTCCTAAACCAGACAATTATGAGTTGGATAAAGTAGTAGATGGAAAGTATCACTACAAGTTAAAAAAGAAACATAAGAATAAACGAGAAGAATTAATACTTGACGATAAGATAGAAAATGTGGTCAAACAGATTTGGTTACAGGCAAAAGATTCTATTATTCAGAAATATGGTCAAGAGTATTACGAGAAAATAAAAACAGAGATGAAACAAACAATTAAACACGAGTTTTTTTAATGTACCTAAATTATTTTGATAAATTTAGAGATATGGAGCCCTATCTCGAAATAAATGAGAAAGAATGGGAATACATAACAGAAACATTTGATAAAGAGGATGTTAAAGAAAGTCTTGCCACGGTTGCGATGACTTACTCACTTCCATATCCCAATTTAACTGAAAAGAAGGCTTGGAAAGATTTCCAAAAACTCAAAGGGATGAAATGGAACGAAATTATGGTAGAGGGTGCGTGGTATGCAAGAGAGGGAACGAAGTATAGTTATAATTTGAATTATGATGGAAAACAACTTTATTTTCGTAGGTTGAACGCCGGAAACGACTGTAGTAATTATTTTCAGATAGAAAATCGTTGGTCGGTAGATGGTTCAGTATCACCAGGTCCAAAACGGACTTGGGAAAATCACAAGTTTATGAAAACACTTATGGGAAGTGCATATTCACTTAAAATGCCTAAGATTACCAAGAATATATTGAGGACTATGATTGGATTGAGAAAATATATTTGTTCTCAGTTCAAACCTAATGTGGCAAAGATAATTTATGATATGTTTGAGTCAGAGAACATTCTTGATTTCAGTGCAGGTTGGGGTGATAGACTTGCTGGATTTTATGCAAGTGAATATGGGAAACATTATGTGGGATTGGATCCACGAAAAGAGAATCATTCTTTATATGAAAAACAGGCTAAGTTTTATGATAAACATTTAGGGTTTTTTGAACATGAGAGAAAATCAGAATTTCATTGTTCACCTGCAGAAGATTTTGACTTCGCCCCGTACAACGAATACTTTGATATGGTATTTACGAGTCCACCATACTTTAGCGTAGAGCGTTATAGTTATGACGACACACAAAGTTGGGTTAGATACAAAGATATAAACGATTGGAACAAAGATTTCTTACAGACGACCTTGGGTAACTTGTGGGGAAGTATTAAACCAGGTGGATATCTATTAGTGAACATTAGTGATGTCTATACAAATTCAAAATGGTCAACTGAAAGAGGTTGGTTGGAAATTTGTAATCCTATGAATGATTATCTATCCAAGTTAGGTGAGTATCAAGGTTGTATTGGAATGGAAATGGCAAAACGACCTAATAGTGGTGGAGCTGGAACGGCAAAGACTTATGAAGGTTCTGTATGGACAGAGAAATCTCTTGAAAATAAAGATGACAAAAAATTTGGAGAGCCAATTTGGGTATGGAAAAAACTTTAGATAAAATTACTCTTGCAAGAAGAAAATCTTTTAAGATATTTTTTATAGGATTTAACAAAACTGGAACAGTTTCTTTATTACATCTATTTTGGGATATCTTAGGATATGAAGGCAAAGTTATTCACGGTGGCGGTGCAACCAGAGAAAGACAAAATTATGATTTAATGGGAATAACAGACCAAACAAAGGATTTATCAGAAGAATTTGACAGACTTGGTGATAAGTTATTAAACCAGTGGGTTGTGTATTTAGACACTAATTGGATATCTGATAATTTTGAAACACTTTATAAAAATTATCCAAATGCAAAGTTTATATTTAATACAAGAAATGAAGATGATTGGGTAGAAAGTAATAAACGACATAGATCTCAATTATCTGAAGAAACAAGAAAAGAGGGTAATTGGGAAGATTTTGATGAAAAGTCAGAGAGAGATTATCATCGGAAACATACAAAAAGAGTATTAGATTTTTTTGAGGATAAGCCAGATGAACTTTTAGTTTTAGATATTTGTGGTGGAGATGGATATGATAAATTGTGTCCATTTTTAGGGATAGATATACCTGATGAACCTTTGCCATATAGACATAAAAGAAGTCGTCCTTATTTTGCACACTTTAGACGACCAAAGGTTAACGGATTTTGGTATGGTTCAGAGTTAGGTGATATTGAAAAGTTATGTATTAATTCGTGGATAAAGAATGGATATGAATTTCATCTTTGGTTATATGATGATATAGAAGTTCCCAACGGTGTAGTTGTAAAGAATGCAAATGATATAGTTTCACTTGACCAATATTTTACTTATACAAAAGGACATACAAAAAATACTCCTGTGGCCTTTTCAAATTTATTTAGAGCACATTTACTTTATAAGTTGAGTGGATTGTATGTTGATTTAGATGTTTTATGTATACAACCACAAAATTTTACTGAGAGATTTGTATTTACAGAACAGGCTCATAAATTATCTGATTATCATGTTGGTACTTGTTTAATATATGCTCAGGATAAAGAAGAACAAGTATTTGAGGATTGGATTGATTGGATAGATTCTTTAAAGTCAACTTCTGTTTCACACGGTGGATTGGGACCAGATTTGTTTACTAAATTAGTTATAGAACATGAATTAAAAGAGTATGTTTTACCAAAATGGAAGTATTGTCCGATAGACTGGGAATCACATAAGAATATATGGAAATATAGACCAAATTCTTATGGAATTCATTTATACAGTAGTATATGGGATGATGAGGATCATAAAAATATAGACAAATTAAGATGAGAATTTTTGAAATTGGTGTAATGAAAACAGGTACAACTTCTCTTGGAAAGGCGTTTCGTATTTTAGGATTTAAGCATGTGGGATGGAGGGCTGATTGTTATTTACCAGAACCATATCCAAATAATACTTTTAAAGATTCCTGGCCAGCTATGTGTGAGATTGCTGATAAATACGAAACCTTTACAGATGGTCCTTGGCATGATGTACCTTTTGAATTGTGGGATGAGAGATATCCAAATAGTAAGTTTATTATTTTAGAGAGAGATGATGAGAGTTGGAGTAAATCAAATGAGTTTTGGCAGACTAATGTTTTAGATTGGGATAAACAATGGGAGAGTGATAGAGATGGTGCTATAGAAAATCATCTTAATCATAAAAGAACAAAATATGATAAGATAAAAAACTATTTTAAAGATAGACCAGATGATTTATTAGTAATGAATATATGTGGTGGAGATGGTTGGGAAGTATTGTGTCCATTTTTAGATAAACCTATTCCAGATGTTTCTTTTCCATATTTAAATAGTTACTAATTTTAATGGGTAAATTAAAATGAGAATAGAACAGGCATATGTTTCACCATCATTATCACATTTCAGATATGAATTTTTAGAATGTTGGGATTTGAGAGAATATGATAATCCAGAAGAACCTGCAGTTTTTTATGGTTTATATTATGATTGGGATAATGATAAGAAATGGCCTACAAAGAGTTCTGTTGATATAGAAACTTATAATAATCATAAAGGATTTAAAGTTTTATTGTGTGGGGCAGTAGAGTATAGTGGTGGACAGTTTAATAGAGTAGATAAAGAAAGTCTAAATTTGGTAGCAGTAGATGATTGGGAAGTTGATGCATGCAAGACATTAAAATTATCTTATAAACATTTAAAAGTACCATATTTTGATTTTGATAGATATTTACCGACAAAACTCGGTGATAAGATTTATTCTCATATACCATTGAGAGAAAATGATGGTGAATGGGGTAAAAATTTTGAGAATATGTTTCAATATGAAAAGTTGATGAAATTGTTTGGTGAAGATACGTTTTGTTTTCCAAAAAACTGGGAAGATACATCTAAAATGTTACCATATTTTAATCAAAGTTTTGTTAATATAAAACCACATAAAGTTAGAGGTTTTGTAACTTCTTGGAAATTAGGAGTAATGGGAATAAATACAATTGCTGTTAATTTTGAAGATGCACCAAACTTCTTACAGTATAAGTCTGATGATGATTTGTTAAGATTGGTAGATGAGGAATCTAAAAAAATTGGAACTATACAAAATGAGGTATCAGAAAAAGTAAAGGATTATTTTCATCAGTCTGATGATTGGTTACACGAAGAGTATTGGAGATGAAAATAGCAATATTACAGAGTAATTATTTACCTTGGACGGGGGCATTTGAATTAATCAATTTGGTTGATAAGTTTGTATTTTTTGATGATGTACAGTATACAAATAGAGATTGGAGAACAAGAAATTTAATAAAAACAAATCAAGGTAAATTATGGTTGTCTGTTCCTGTTTATAAACAAAAAAGGGATACTAATATTATTGATATAAAAATTTGTAATAAAATAAATTGGAAAAGAAAACACTATAAAAGTTTTTGTCATCACTATTCAAGGTCTAAATATTTTAGTCAGTATAAATATTTGTTAGATTTTTATTTATTAGATTGGGAATATCTTTATAAATTGAATAGATATACTACTGAAAAAATATCAAAAGCATTAGGTATAGATACAGAATTTTATTATTCGGAAAATTTTAAAGTTAGTGGAAATGCAAGTGAAAAAATTATACAAGTTGTTAATCAACTTGGTGGAGATACTTATGTTTCGGGCATGGCCGGCCGAAATTATATTGATGAGAGTTTATTTACGGATGTTAAGTTAGAGTATATTGAATACAAGACGAAAAACAGATTCACAGTATTAGACAATATATTTAATAATGGGATATTTATAAGTAGATAGGAGATTAATTATGAAAAAAGTAATTTGGAAATCTAACATTCGTATTAAAGCAGAAAGTTCAGCATCGATAGTTGTGGCAGTAGAAGATTCTACTTATTTACTTAGACGAAAAAAGGGAACTGAAATTCCTACAATGAAAGCTAAAAATATTGTTCAATTGAAAAAAACGGGTAGTAAAAGTAAAAAGAAAAAATAAAAAAGTGAGGTTTTAATGTCTTGGCATGAAAAGACATCGGTTACAAATTTATCAATTGGGGATATAGTCTTATCCTATGATATTAATGAAGAAAAAATAGTAGAGGTAGAAATTATTGATAGAGTAGAAGAAATCTATTCTGACGGTAAAGAAACGTTTGTTATATCTACTGGTGATTTTGGTATAAACTTAACTATTTTTCATATTTTACCTTATTATCGTGATGGAGAATTGATTATAGATAATTCTGGTACGGTTGAGGTTGGTGATGAGCTCATTGTAATAAATGAAGATGAATTATCAATAATATTACAGAAAGTTATTTCCATTGAGGAAGGTGTTACTGATAATCAGGTTGTTTATCATCCAATATCATCCAATGGATATTATTTTGTAAATAGAATTTTATTACACGATTAAATGGTTATAGTTCATAGGGATCACGGAGTTTATAGTTTTGACGAGAGTGTTCCATTTCATAAAAAAATATTAAGTGAATTTTATCATTCTAAATTCGAAAAATTATTAAAATCTAACAAGGTGAAATATATTATAACAGATTATGAAGATTATGATGATTTAGTTGATTATAGTCATATAGATAGACATGGTGACTATTTTGTAGGTCGTTTTGCACATGCACTCCCCGATAAAGAATTACATTCTAAATATTTTGATAAGTTATTTAATCATTATGGTGAAAAAATGTGGCCTAATAAAAAGTCATATTATTATTACGATGATAAAGTTAGACAATATGAACTTTTAGAAAAGTATGGAATTCAAGTTCCAAGTGTTACTTGTAATGATTTAGATGAATTGTTAAAAAATGTTACTATTGGAACGGTTATTAAGTCTACCTATGGTGCTGGCTCAGAGAGTACTTTTTATGTATGGGAAAAAGAACATTTAGATAATATTGAAGAATATATTTCACATTGTTATAATAGTGAAAATTTCTTTCCTTGTCAAGTCCAAGAGTATATCAGTACTGAGTATGAAAAAAAGATAGTGATAACTAATGATGAAATTTATGGAATTAAACAGAAGTTGGATGTTGGCTGGGAGTATCCAAATCATTTTCCGTTTAATTATGGTGATGAGCATTGGGGAAATCGTAAAGGGAATATGGTTGAGTCTTTAAATGAGAGTGAGTTTGAGTTATTAGACACCATTATGGATATTAAAACTGAACTTAATTCACCAAATCTAAAATTTGATATTATAGATAAAAAAGTTATTGAGTTTACTTATATGTATGGCGAGTCATTACCAGAAACTTATAAATATATGTATTTTGACATGAATACCAAATCCTTTGAAGAAAAAGTGGTGTCTGTTAATGATTTTGCATATAAACAATCAAATTCGGTATTAAAACATTTAGGTGTTGTGTAATGAAATATTTATTTGTAATTTATACCGATTTGGAATATAAAGAACATTTAGACAACTTTAAAACACAGGAGTTTTATAAACAGATTTGTAATGATCCTAATATTGAGGTTATGGAGTGGGGTTCAGATTTCCATACAGATTATAGAGATTTACCCATAAAAACTCAACAAATGATGGAATGGTGTAGTGAAAATAAAGAATATGATTATTTGATAAAATGTGATGATACTGCATTTATGAGAGAAGATTTAAAGGTTGATTTTGTATATGATAATGTTAATATTTTTATACACGATGGAGATTATTGTGGTATTAAAAAACGAGTATTTAATTATGATGATTTTTATATTGAGTGGTATAAAAGTAAAGGATTGGGAGAACTTGATAAGAGTTTAAGTGATATTGCTACTGGTTATTTTTATGATGGGAAATGTTATGTTGTATCAAAAGATTTTAGTTATTTTATAGGACAACAAGGAGGAATATCAAAAATATTCACACAACAGCTGTCAGTGGAAGATGTGATGGTAGGTTTTATTTATAGAGAGATGTATGAAGTTTAGGTATAAAAAAGTTCCAAATAATGAAAATGCAATAGAGGTTGATGGAAAAGTAGTGCTATCATTTGATCCAAAGTATAAAGAATATCTAAAATGGAAAGATGAGAATCCAGAGTTGGAACAGGAGCTGTTAAATGAGATAGGACAAGAAATAGAAAATAAAAGATTGTATAATCTTGGAGCCCCGCACAAGAAAGATAATGTTTGGAAGTGGTACAATGTTGATGGCCAGTTGATATTAGAGTCTAAAGTATCTACAGATAAAGAGAACGATGATAAAGTTAGACAATATGAACTTTTAGAAAAGCCAGATGATTTTGTTTGGGAAGTGGATGGTGAATATGTTTCTTGGTATGATAATGGACAGAAAAAGTCGGTGGGGAGATGGTTGAATGGTAAACAAGAAGGACTTTGGGTTTCGTGGTATGATGTCGGAAATAAGAAATCAGAAGGAATTTATGTTGATGGAAAACAAAGTGGTGAGTGGGTATATTGGTACAAAACTGGACTGAAGCAAAAGGAAGGAATTTACAAGAATGGGAAATCCGATGGGAAATGGACTACATGGTATGAAAATGGAAAGGTAACAGAATATGCAACTTATAAGAATGGAAAGCCAGTTGGAAAATTAGATAGATGGTATAAGAATGGAAAAAAAGAAAGAGAAATAATATTTGATGAAAATGGGTTAGTAACGGAACAGGTTTGGTGGTATGAAAATGGACAACAGGGTTCAACAGGGAATTATAAAGATGGAGTTAAGTTCGGTAGATGGATTTGGTGGCATGAAAGTGGAGAAAAATGGGGAGAAGGACAATTTGAAACAAAAATTTTATCTACAGAGACGAGCCCGGAGATGACAATAAGAAAAGAAGAAGTAAAAACTGGTAAATGGACTTATTGGCATAAAAACGGAAATAAATTTTCAGAAGGAATTTATGAAGATGGAGAGGCAGATGGAGTATGGAGATGGTGGTATGTTAATGGGAATAAAGAAAAAGAAGAAACTTATGTGGAAGGAAATATTAAAGGAAAATATGTTAATTATTATAGAAGTGGTAAAATGAGATCAGAAGGTCAGATATTAGGTGGTGAAATGGATGGTAAATGGTTATTTTATTTTCATAACGGGAAAAAGGAAATGGAATGTAATTTTGATTTTGGAATGCCAATAGATATAGCCAAAATATATCACGATAGTGGAGAATTAGTTCGAGAGATAGATTGTGATTAGTTTTATAGTACCTTTTTCTACAATAGAAAAGGATAAATTTTTAAATTTAAATGAAAAAGAAGATTTGTGGAAAGAAAATAATTTTGCAAATATAATGTATTCTACCATAAAAACAATTAAGAAGATAAATTCACTTGATTGTGAAAAAGAAATCATTTTGGTAGATAATAGTCATACGTGGCCAGATGTAAATTTACCAAATCTTAGGACAATTAAGGGTTGGCAAGCATTACCACTTGAAGAGCTCAAAAAGATTCCTGAATTTATGAATCATAATGATATAGATTTGTCCTTAGAAAATATAGGTAATTTAACTATGTGGGTATCTATGGCTTTTCATTGTGGGATACAAGAAGCAAAAGGTGATTATATTGTATTACAACACAATGATACTCTTTATCTTCAAGATTGTATTGATGAAATGATACAACAAATGGAAGAAGAAGAACTTGAATATATTTCAGTTGATAATAAAAAAATATGGATTTCTACTTATATTTTACATAAAGAGATATTAGATAAGTATCTTAGAGAATATTCATTTGAACCAATTACAATGTCACCCAACTTTGGTGGATATGTAAAAACTCAAAAACTTGGATTTGCAGATGCGTATTTTTTTATGTGTAAGAGAAAGTTCTTTGATAATTATAATATAGACTGGTATTACGGTGATACCAATCATGGTGCAACCATATATTGTCTTGAGAATGATTTAAAGTATCTTCATTTAGGTCCTTATTATGATAATCCAAATTGGGAAACGGAAGATACGTTACATACATATTACTATAAGGATGAGCCATTTCTAACTCATCTTAAAGGTGGATTTTCAGAGAATAAAATGTCATCAAAAGATTTTGAAGAAGAATTTAATGCGTATTTACAGGAATTAAAGAATGCAAAATGAACATACCCTATGGGTAGAAAAATATCGGCCCTCTAATCTTGATACTTACATTGGTAATGATCAATTAAAAAGTAAAGTCAAGGTTTATTTGGAGAGTGGCGACTTACCACATCTTTTACTGTTCGGAAAGGCTGGTACAGGTAAAACCACTCTCGCAAAATTACTCGTTAATAATATAGAATGTGATTATCTATACATTAACGCGTCGGATGAGAATAACGTGGACACGGTTAGAAGTAAGGTTAAGAACTTCGCTTCAACAATGGGGTTTAAGGATTATAAGATTATAATTTTAGATGAGTGTGATTACATTACACCAAATGCCCAGGCCGCGTTAAGAAACTTGATGGAAACATTTAGTAAACATTGTAGGTTCATTCTAACCTGTAATTTCGTAGAGAGGATAATTGACCCGATACAATCTCGGTGTCAGACATTCCAAGTTATACCACCCAATAAAAATGATGTAGCAAAACACCTACACAACATTTTAACACAAGAGAGTGTGGATTACGATAGAGAAGATTTGGCAATATTAGTCAATAGTGGTTATCCCGACATTAGACGAGTTATAAATGGTGCACAGAGACAATCAGTAGATGGTAAGTTGGTAATTGATAAACAGAGTATCGTGGAGAATGATTATAAGTTAAAGTTATTAGAGATATTAGAGAAACAAGATAAAAAGAGTGCCTTTAATAATACTCGCAAGTTAATGGCAGATGCAAAAGTTACAGATTTTGCAGATTTGTTTAGACTTTTGTATGATGAGGTCGATGGTTATGGTAGAGGACATATTGCAGAATGTATCTTAGTAATAGCAAAATATGAATTAAGTGATGCCCAAGTGGTTGATAAGGAAATTAACGCGATGGCAATGATAATAGAAATACTACGAATAATAAAATGAAACATAATATTTTTTGGTCAGGTGGGTTTGATTCTACTTTTTTAGTATGTAAAAGATTGATAGTTGATGAATTACCAATAGAGACTTATTATTTAAATTTTCCTTGTGATGGTTATAATATAAATTATAATAAGTTTTTATCTACAAATTTTGATGAAAGTATGAAGAAGAACGAATTAAATATACTTGAAAATGATCCGTGGGATAATTCAGACCGTCCATTTATTAAGAGTAAGAAAAGTTATGGGAGAAGTAGTAGGTTTATAGAAGTTGATGTAATGAATAAGTTGAGGGAAATGGTTTTACATAAATTTCCACATACTGAAAAGTTATTTCCTGAAGTAAATTTAGTAAAAGAATTTGAGATACAAAAGGATGTTTTAGATGATTCTAAAAGATTGGCTGTTGATTATAATGCAAGATGGAATAGGACAGACCAAAGTTTATATATGTGTCAATTTTCGTTAGACTTGGAGGATAAGATAGAAGTTAGTTATGAGGCAGATGTTTCAAATCCAGATGGTGTTACTTATTCTTTAGCTACACAACTTGTTAGAAAAAATTTGGATGAAAACTTAGAAGTTAAATTAAATCCAAATATGCCCGAGGTGAGAGTGTATAAAAATTGGGTTTTACCATTAGCAAAAACTCTTAGAAAGGATATGATAAAAATTGCTGAACAATATGACTTTGTTGATATATTAAAATATACTTGGTCGTGTAGGTTTCCAAAAGAAAATGGTGATGTCTGTGACGATTGTATTTTAGGAGTGAAAGATATTGAACGAGTAAATAATTATAAAGATTTATTATGTACGACTATTTAAAAGAAATTCCACCAGGATATAAACAAGAATATAAAAGTTTAATTGGTAAAGTTATACCGGCAAGTGATTCGGTAAAATATCAATTAATTATAATGGCATATAAGGAAGAGAATTTTATAGGTGAATGTGTAGAATCACTTACCAATCAAACAATTTCTCCTGATGAATTTGAAGTATTAATTATAAATAATTGTTCACGTGAAGAAGAATTTGATAATACTGAGAGTGTAGTTAAAGAAAAATTAGAAAGATATAAATATGATAATATACATTTAATAAATATAAAATTTCCCAAAGAAATTGCAAGTGCAGCCTTAGCAGCAAAATTTGGAATGGATGTAGCGTTGTGTAGGTGGGGTAATTATGAAAATTTTAATGATGGTATATTATCTTATATGGGTGCCGATAATAGATACGACAATCATTTCGTTTCAGAGATATTCAAAGCTTTTAGAAGTCCATTAGATTATGGAAATCCACACCAAGAAAATCCAATAGGATTGGAAGAAAATAGAGTTGATGTTTTAGTAACTAATATGGATGGAAATATAAAATATACACATTCTGATAAGATAGTTGATATGGGTGCTTTGAATCCATATATAGAAAATGTTAATATTATGAATGATTTGTTAGGGAAATGGTATTATAATAATTTTGATATTATTTGGGGAGTAAAAACAGATACACAAGCCCATATAGACAAAAATTTATTATATCGAACAGTAGATGGAAGTCCACTATGGCCAAAAACATTTAGAGCAAAAGTTTATGATGAATTGGGTGGAATTGAAATTCAGGCACAAGAAGAACAGGCAATAATAATTAAGGCAGTTCTAAATAATTGTGTTGTTAGATTTAATGAAATGGCAACTTGGGGGACTGTACACAGATTAGAGAAACCAAGAGTTCCTGATGGTAGTATGACACAAGTATTGAACGATAGTTTTAATGCATATACAAATAAAGAAGAATTACAAGTTTATAAACTTGATTATTGGACAATGAGAAATAATATTGAAAAGTATTTTTATGAAAAAACTTTCTATGAAAATTGGAATCCTACATTTTTTTCAGAGAAGGATTTAGATAAAATTATGAAAGCTTCGGGAAAATCATATTTATATTTTAAGAACAAATTTATTTACCAATTTCAAGATGATATAAATAAGATTTATAAAAAGATAAGTATTAATAAAGTTATTAATGACATAAAGAAGGAGTTGTAATGGTAGAAAAGTATTGGGGTGAAAAGAAACCACCTGCTAAAAAAGATGCACAACCACCCAATAGTGGTAAACCAGAAAAACATATAGCAGTTCACGAGAACAAGATTTATTACTATGCTGGTGTGAATAGGGAAAGTGCAGCAGAATTAAATAAAAAGATAGGTGAGATAGAATCTAAAAGTTTGACACTTGGGAATACGTTAGATATAGACCCACCTACACTTAAACTATTGATAAATTCAGGTGGTGGTTCAATCACTGCTGGGATCTCATCAATGGATACTATATTAAGAACAAAAGTTCCAGTACATACTTATGTAGATGGGTTCTGTGCAAGTGCAGCCACATTTCTTTCAGTAGTAGGTGAGAAAAGATTTATGAGTAGAAATTCTTATATGTTGATTCATCAGTTATCTACAAATTTTTGGGGAAAGTATTCTGAGTTTGAAGATGAGAAACAGAATCTTGATTTGATGATGGAAACGATTAAAAGGGTGTACAAGGAATATACAAAAGTTCCTGAAGATACACTTGATGAAATATTAAAACATGACTTGATGTGGGATGCAGAAACGTGTAAAACTTTGGGGTTGGTTGATGAGATAATTTAATGTTAGAACCTTTATATGAATATTGTGATAAGAATAATATTGTTTATAATACAAATGATCAATTTGGTTTGGAATATCCAAAGGAAGATCAATTTGATGTAGATTATGACAGTTTGGATTATTTTATCAATTTTACATCAACAAGTGAGTTTTTAGAAGGTATAGATTGGAATAAAGAATATGCTCTACTCAATTCTTTTATTGAAGGATATTTTCCAGTACAACATTTAAAAGAATTACATAATGAGATTCGAAATAAGAATTATCCAGCAAAAAAAATAATATGGGTTACTTCAGATTTAAATATAGAAAAGAATTATAATACTTGGAAATCTAATAGTAAATTTAGAAATGATGAGTCAATTAATGTTATAGGATTATTTTTTTGGTTAGGAATATTGGAAGAAAGATTAGATTTTTCTCATTCTTGGATTAAAAATAGTGTGAATAATATTGAAAAAAGGGATAAATTATTTTTATTTTTAAATAATAAGAATCATTCGGTTAGAGGTCATTTTTTTGAACGAATAGAAAAATTTGATGGTCTCGATGTTTCTTTTCATTCATTCGTAGAAAGAGGTATTTTTTTAGATGTAAAGAATGTCCTTGGCGGGATCGGACAAAAAGGAGACAATCTTGATAATATGGCTTATTGGGAAGGTTGGGGATTAAATAATTTAAATCAATATTATATGAATACTTATTTTGAAACTTTTTGTAGTACTGATAGGGATGAAAAAGATGGTCGTATTTTTATGTGTGATAAAATAGCAAAACCTTTAGTAATGGGACACCCTTTTATTGGATTATTTAATCCATTCACATTAAAAAGTCTTAGAGAATTAGGATTTGAAACTTATCCAGAATTATTTGATGAAAGTTATGATGATGAAGTTAATATTGATTATAGATTTAATATGGTAGTTAAAGAAATAAAACGATATATTGATATGTGGAATAAGAATAAGAGTAAAGTTCATCAAATATTTACACAAGAGAATATTTTAGAGAAAAGGAAACATAATCAGAATTGGGTAATATATCATAATCCAGTATTATCAGATTTATATTATAAATTAGGAAGGATTATTACATGATTTACTGTTTCGGAGATAGTTGGAGTTATGGTTCTGAATTAAATGAAAATGAAAATCCTTTCGTTTATCATTTAGCAAAGGATTTAGGAGAAAAATTTATAAATTTTTCATCTCAAGGTAATTCATATTCAGTAATAGTAACTCGGATATTTGGTAATGTTCGTGATATTAATAGTGATGATACTATATTAATAGTTATTCCGCCTGATATAAGATGGATGGATCAACAACAGGGAAGTTTCATAAGTTGGTATTATGAAGCAGATAAAGAAAGATATATGTCTTGGTTAGGGGATAAAACAGAAGTTTGGTTTAGATATCATGCAAGTTTATTTACTTATTCTATTCAATCAGCATTAGATGGTATTGGTTGTAAGTATTTATTTATGCATAATTATGGTGGTGAATTTATTATAGACAGTAGATTTAAATCTTTAATTAATGTTGATAATTTTTTAAATATTAAAAAGTCTTTGACTACACTATTGGGTGGGGAAGATAGTTATGAATCTTGGAATTTAAAATCTGATGGTCCAGAAGAAAATAATAAAGATTCAGGAAAGTATTTTGAAGGGAATGATACTCATCCAAATGAATTAGGACATAAGAGAATTGTAGAATTAATTAAAGAGAAGATATGAATGGTATTTTAAAATGGTCAGAGCCACATCGGGGTAATGGATACTTTATAAATGAAGATACTGGATTATGTAATAGAATTCATCATTGGGAACTTGGATATCAAATTGCTAAAATTAATAATATGAAAATTGAAGTTCAAAAAAAATGGTGGCCAGAATTAGAATTTTTAAATTTCCCTTTAACTTCTTGTGTAGACAAAACTGATATTGAGTTTTTGGATGGTACATATCCTTTTGATTCTAATGTTATAAGACATTGTGGATTTAAGTTAGATAGTACAAAAAGTTGGTTTCCAATTGAAGGGTGGGCATTTAATAGAAGTTGGGATGATGACAAACCAGTTATTTCTAATAAAATATTTTCTAAATTATTAAGACCATTACAATTAATAAAAATTAAAGATGCAAAATTAAGATATTTGATTGAAAATGCGGTTATCGGTAAAATTGGAATTCATATAAGAAAATTATGGGGAGTACAGGGAACGTTGTTTCCTAATGGTGAGAATGGTAAATATACGGATGTTGATAATAGAGTTTATATTAAGTTTATTGAAAGCATTTTAAAAGTGAATCCAAAACAAAAATTTTATTTAAGTACTGATTTACCTTTGGGTAAGGTAGGATTTTTATTAGATAATTATGATATAAGTACTTATAAAGATATTGTAAAAAAATATAATTTTAAAATAAAAGATAGCAGTATCAGGGATAAAATTGTGAATTATAGAGATAATGTTATAAAACAAAATACTTTAAAGGATATTGTAGATTTATTTGGACTTGCATTTTGTAGTTATTTAATAGTACATCCTCAATCAACTTGGAGCGATTTTGCATTTTTGTATAGAAAAAAACCATATGTAACTCCAGATATAGATAATATAAATTTGTTTATAGAAAAGTTAGGATATTCTAAATGAAATATTTGTATTATAATGGAGATAGTTTTTGTGGGGATGGAGTAACACAGTGGGGAGAAGATGCAGGTGGAGAAGAAGTTGTAGAGAGTAGTGAATCATTTGGTCAACTACTGGGTGATAGATATAATTTAGAAGTTAATCACGCATGGCGAGGTGGTTCAAGTAGTTATAGAATTTATAGAACAAGTATAAATTATATTATGAATAATCAATCTAAATTACAAGATACACTATTTTTAATAGGGTGGACTAAACCTACTCGGTTTGAATTATATCATACTATTAGAGAAAAATATATCCAGGTGGGACATTATAATTTTTATTTAATGTTAAATAATAAACCTCTTTCATTTTTAAATGAAGATCAAAATCCGCCGTGGGTGGATGAATACGATGTATCTACTGAATTTAAAAAGGAATATGTTGAAAAGTTTGTTGATATTGATACTATGTTAGAAGATCATCTTAGACGAGTTTATTCTTTGGAATGTATTTTGAAAGCAAATAATTGTAAATATTTATTTTGGAATGCATTTCAAGATACTTGTATTTTACATCCTGATCTTCCTGATACTATACCACTTTGGAATAAAGCAGTAGAAATTTTTGATTGGGAGAATTGGATATTACCTGATAATTCATTTGATGAGTATTTAAGACAATTTCAACAGCATAAAGTGAGACAGACACCAGATGATGACCACCCGAATAAATTAGGTCATCAAAAATGGTTTGAAGTTGTGAGTTCGGTTATAGATAATAAAGAGTTACTATGAAAAAAACAGTATTAGTAGGTGGGTGTTCTCATTCTGCTCCATATTATGTTACAAGGAATGAAACTTGGCATTCATTATTGAAGGAGAAATATGATTGTGAGATTATCCCTCATACTTATTCTGGAGCAGGTAATCTTTTTATTATTGATCATTTAATGTGGGAGTTAAATAGGACTGAAATTGACTTAGTTATATTTCAAATAACAGAACAGTTTAGAACAGTTCTTGGAATAAATCATTCATCGCTAGTGAAAAACGGAGAACACTTTAAAGGTGCTAGTTGTAAATCAATGAATATATTTTTCAATACAGATTTTTGGAAAAAATACAGTTCAGTAAATTATAGATTTAGTCCAGACAGAGATGATTTTGATGACAGAAAACATATTTTGTTAGAGAAGTTTCCATTCATAAAAAATGATATTATATATGATCCAGAATATTATGAAATGTTTGATACTTTTTATTTAGAACAAATTTTACCTTCAGTATATGAAACACAAGTTAGATATTTAAGAGAGTTGTATTTACTTCAAAATGAATGTGAAAAGAAAAATATTTCTATACTTTTTGTTGAATGGTGGAAACCATTATTAAAAATGGATACAGAAGCTGTAGAATTTTATTATAATAAGTTGGATAGAAATAAATTTGTAGAATTTGATTATGATAAAAATTGGGATGTATTGAAAGTTGATGGAGTAGAACAATATTTTGGTCCTGATGGATGTCATTTTAATGTAAAGGGACATAAAATGTTTTTTGAAAAATATGTTGAACCTAACTTACCTATAGAATTAGATGCCCAAATATAAGAAAATATCAAATAATGAAAACGCCATAGAGATTGATGGAAAAGTTGTGCTATCATTTGATCCACGATATAAAGAATATCTGAAATGGAGAGATGAAAATCCTGATTTAGAAAAAAAATTAGTAGATAATAACGTGGATGTGTTCGATAAGCTTTTTAATCATCGGTTAGAGATGAAAAGGCCAGAGTATGTATTTTATTGGAAAAATGGCAATATAATGGTAAAGGGTGGTTTTGTAGGAAATTTTAAAATTTATGGTCAATGGTTGTGGTATTATGAAAACGGTAATATACAAAGTGAAATAAATTATGTAGATGGTTTTAAAGAAGGTCTATTTAAATTGTATTATAAAAATGGAAATATTAAAGTGCAAGGAAAGTATAAGAAAGATAATAGAAATGGTGTTTGGTTAATTAACGATAAAAAAAGAAAGTATCAGAATGGTAAAGAGTTGTAATGAATGGGATACTTTGAAAGAAGTATTCGTAGGTAATGTAGAGAACGCAAATAATCCAATAAAGGGTAAAGACCTTCATTGTATTAACTATGCCGATAGAGATAACATTGATGATGTTAAAGAGGGTTATTATCCAGAACAAGTTATAGAGGAAACCAAAGAAGATTTAGAAGAATTAGTTTCTATACTTAAATCGTTTAGAGTAACAGTTAAAAGACCAACTACACAAGATAATTCTAAACCATTCTTATCAAATGGAGAGTGGATGTCAGATGGGTATTACAATTATTGTCCACGAGATAGTGTAGTTGTTATTGGTGATACTATAATTGAATCACCTATGGCATTGAGGTCAAGATACTTTGAGACATTTTCGTTTAGAGATGAGTTTATTGATTATATGAAGAAAGGTGCAAAATGGGTATCTGCACCAAAACCAAGATTAACAAACGATTGTTATCAGAGAGAAAATTTAGATGAATTAACATTAACAGAGGTAGAACCTGTATTTGACGCAGCAAATATTTTACGTTCTAATAATGATATCTTATATTTATTATCAAATACGGGCAATAAATTAGGAGCCCAATGGCTACAGAATTTTCTTGGAAGTGAATATAGAGTTCATATATTAGAAAATCTGTATAGTTATGTTCATTTAGATTCTACTATAGCATTGTTACGAGAGGGATTATGTTTATTAAATCCTGATAGAGTTAATGAAGATAATATGCCAGAGTTATTAAAATCTTGGGATAAGATTTGGTGTCCAGAGATGGTAGACATTGGATATTATGGAGATTTTAATCATGCATCAGTTTGGATTGGGATAAATTTATTATCTTTAAATTCAAACTTGGTTCTATGCGATGAAAATCAGACGGAGTTACATAAAGAATTATACAAACATAACATAGAAGTTATTCCAATGAAACTTAGACATTCAAGGACACTTGGTGGTAGTTTTCATTGTACAACGTTAGATATTTGGAGAGAATAACAGTTATATTAAAGGAGTTATAAAATGGCCAAAAGAAAACCAATACAGCCACCACAGGCAGAGGTTCAGGTTGATTTATCAAAGGCAGATACTATACAATGTGATGATTGTGGTAATTATCTTTTTATTACAGCAAGTGTAATTAAGAGAATTTCACCAATCATATCACCAACGGGAAAAGAAGCACTCGTACCAGTTCAGGTATATAGCTGTGGTAATTGTGGTAAAGTTCCGAAGATGTTTTTAGATGGTAGTGGACTTGGTTTGGATGAAGAAATAAACAAACCAAAAGAAGATGCACTTTCTCGACCAGATCTTATGGGATAATGGGTAAGAAAAAACCAGATAATGTTGCTGACAATCCAGGAATACTTCCTTATGGTAGTAATGTAGGGGCCCCAGCAATAAAACCAACTGATGTTAGTTCCTGGAAATCACAGAGAATAGTATCAACTAATCATTATTTTGAAACACGATATAATGAGATAAAAGAAGAATACATCAAATTGATGAAAGAGTATGAGTGGAATAAACTTGTCTATGATGCCAAATATAGTTTTCAGCCTGTTGTAGGACATACTTATTATTTATATCAACATGAAGAAGGTCATTTGTGGTTGAGTTTAATAGAACCTGAACAATGGGATCAAATATTCATAGGAGCATTCAAATTAACATCAAATGATAAATGGGAAAAGGTAGAGTGGAAAACGATAAAAAAATAGAAGGTATATCGTTAGAAATAGCCAACCATTGGACTACAAATAATTATTTAACAGAGACCAATAAAAATTGTGGAACTCTTGTTGCATTTGATGCGGATGACGGTTATTTAAATGGTATAAATACTAATATTGATTTGGGAGTATTAGAGAGTAAAAATTTTAAATATGATGATTTTATAGATTTCTTAAAAAGAAATAATTTTACTTTTGTATTAGGATTAAGAAATATTTCCTGTTCTGAAAATAATCCATCACCAGAGTGGACAGATAAATTAAAGGAATCATTAAAATCTAATGGAGTGGAGTACGATGAGTATATTGTAGATTCCTGGCCATCACCAATTCCAGAATTTGATGTTCCTGATAATATTTTTATGTTAAGGTATTCTTATGATGAATATAGCAAGATAGATCAAATGTCAGCAAAATTTTCTTTATTTGAAGATTTTATAAAGAATAGTATATGGGTTCAATTTTATAAGACTTATATTGTTGGCGTAGAAAGTAAGAGAGTTATAGTTTTATGTAGTGATATAGAAAATTTAATATTACATGAGAGTTTTGTTAGATGAGTAAGATATTTGTATTAGGATATAATAAAACTGGAACTATAAGTTTATCTCAATCATTACAAATTTTAGGGTATAGTGTGTTACATACTGGAAGTAATAATTTTATGGAAATCTTAATGAAATTTTCTAATAACTTAGAACTTGGTGTGGGAATATTAGATGGAATTGATAAATATGATTGTTATTTGGATTATCCTATCTACGAACCTACAGTCTTTAGTCATATTGTAGATGAATATCCAGATGCTAAGTATATTAGTTTAACAAAAAATTTAGATGACTATGTGGATTCTGTTTTACGAGATAAAATTATAAGAATACAACAAGGAAAGTTTAATAATTGGAATTGGTTAGGTGTCGGTGATGAAGAAGTGTTTAGAAATTATCCAGAACATCAGAAGGAGTGGGTGAAAGGTAGGACTAAATTTAAACATGATAGTAATATAAGATTTTTAAATAAGAAAAATATAGATTATTTAGATATGAATATTTGTGATGAGGGAGATGGTTGGGAAAAATTATGTAAATTTTTAAATAAACCTATACCCGATATGGAATTTCCACATGAAAACAAAAATAAAATAGAGAAATTATGATATTATATGAGATGTTACAGAATGTTAATCTTGAAATAGTCAATCATATAGATAAACGTGCAGAACAGTTAGATGGAACATACCTTATATCTAAATCTGAAGAGAGAATGGATTATGTGATTGATTTCTTTGCGTGTTATAAAACTAACACAACATATATTCCTGTATCATCTAATATAGAACAACACCATCTTGATGAGATAGAGTCTAAGTCTAAATATTTAACAGACGACATTGCAGCAGTTTATTCTACATCTGGAACAACAGGTAAAAGTAAATTTGTTACTCATTCATGGAGTAGTATTGAATGGTGCGTTTTAGAATCTATTAAAGAGTGGGAATATACAGAAGATGATTTTGTTTATTGTCCAGAGTTATCTAATACGACAGCATTATTAATGATAACAATTCCATCTTTTTTATCTGGAGCAAAATTTATAATAGAGAAATGGAATCCATCTACAATTAACAAACATGCATTTACTATGATTCCAATGACACCAAAGATGAATGATATGTTAAATGGTACTGAAGATTTTGATGGTGCAAGAACAACTATGGGTTCGGATTTTGTTGAACAATATCAAGTTGATAAGTTTAAAGAACAATGTGGTAGTGATTGGTGGTGTAGTTGGTCTATGACGGAAGTTTTAATGCCAGGAATGACAGGTAAAAATACATTGATTATGAATCCACATAAAGATTATGATGTTAAGTTGAACTATAAAAGTGAATTATTAGTAAAAGGACCAGGTCTTATGTTGGGATATTTAGGTGAGGAGAGGACGAGTGGATGGTTCAATACTAAAGATATTTGGGAAAGAGTAGATGGGGGATATAAATTTATATCTCGTGTTCCCAAAGTGGTGAATCATTTATGAAAATTAAAGTTTTAAGTTGTATTTTAGATATAGAAAATTATAAATGTCTTGATATGGAATACTTTGATGGATTAGAGTTAAACAGAGTTAAGAAAATAAATGATAAACTTGAGATTAAATTACAAAAGGGATTAGATAACTTTTTGGAAGAATTTTCAACCGAGAAGGGTGATAAATATCCATATCATGGAATGTGGGATATGGAAGAAGCCAAGTGGAGATTAAGGAGTGGTAATTTTTTATTTTGGATTTTAGAATACCAAGATGAGATAGTTGGATGGCAGTGGGATGTTTTAGGAAAAATTTCTGTTTATCTTAATAGAAGTAATGGGTTGGTTTATAGTCCCAGGAAAAAAAATGAATTTATATTTATTAAGGATATATTTATAGACACGGATGAAGTATTTGGTATAAACTTTTATATTGATAAGAGGTATAGAGGAAATTCATTTTCTCGTTTTTTAAAATCTCATCATCCCAAGTTATTAGGTGAACTTGGTTATAAAAAATTAAAATGGCATACAGAAATATGGAATCATTCGGCATTAAATATGTTAAATAAAACCGAAGGCATAACTTGTAAAACAAAGTTATTAAAAACAAAAACAAACAAGGAGAAATAATGAAGAAGTTATTAATTGCAATGTTGATGAGTATAGGATATTCACAAATTGTATTGGAAAGTGATCTGGTTGGTGATACTGTAATCGTAGTAGGTGATTATAATATTGCTAAGGCAAATACACCAGTATCATATACCGATGTTGATAAGGAACAGATTGAAACTTTTGAAGGACAAGATATAGCATATCATTTGTCAAATGTACCAGGTGTTTATATCAGAAACGATTTAGGAGTTAAATCACAAACTAACTTATGGGTAAGAGGTTTTGATGAACAAAGACTTTCTGTATCTATAAATAACATTCCTATAAATGATCCAACATCTAAAAAGGTTTGGTGGTCAAATTGGGGGTCAACTTCACAATCGACAAGTAAAATTCAAGTTCAACGGGGTGTTAGTTCATCTTTATATGGAATTGGTAATCTTGGTGGAAGTGTTCATATAATTACTGATGATTCTGATAAACCAGAAACTAATTTTGGTTATTCTACTTGGAATGGTGATTCTCGTAATTTAAAGTTTAGTGTTAGTAAGACAACTGAGAACTATACCACAAGATTTACATATCTTCGTGATTATGGGTATAAGGTAGGTTCTTATTTTGAGTCTTTAGCATATTATCTTTCAGCTAAAACTAATTACAAAGGACACAATTTGAGGTTGGTATTTCATGGTTCACCAGCACTTAATACACTTGGATTTTATGGTCAATCACCATCTACTTTTGCTAAATATGGTAGAAATTATAGTGGAAATGTTCAAGTTAGTACATTAGATGTACCAGATTCAGAATCCTATTTGACTTTAAGTGATGTTGTTGGGTTTGTAAAAGGTGGAACACCAAGTAGTGTTGGTAGTTTTATTAATGCAGGTGGAAGGTCAAGTTTAGATAATAATGCTTATCATAAACCAATGTTAGAATTACATCATAGTTATACTTTTGATAATGGTGTTGAGTTAAATAATGATTTACATTACTCTTGGGGTAATGGATTTTTGGCATTATTGGATAAATTTTATTTTGTTAATAAAGATGAAAATGGATTAATGAGTTATGAGTCAGTAAGTGCAGGTGCTCCTTGGTATCCTAATTTACATCAATATACAAGTTGGGTTGACCATAAACAATTTGGTCAAGTACTTACTTTATCAAAGACACTTAATAAGGATAGTAAAGTATATGCTGGATTTGATAATAGAGTTTGGATAGCAGACCATAGAGCATATATTAATAATGGTTTTGGTGGAGATGAGTATTATTATAATATTGGTGGAGTCCCAACTGGATTTCCTGAAGGTGGGAAAATTTGGGATTTTACTACATACAAACCACAATCAAGTTTTTTTGTTAGGTACTTACAGAATATTGGTAAATTTTCTGTATTGGCTGATTTACAACGTTCCAGTATTACTTATGAAGTAGAAGAAAAGATGATTAGTACTAATAATACTACTGATAAACTTATTACTTGGGATAAAAAATTTACAAGTTGGTCACCTAAACTTGGAGCAGTCTATACACATAATAGTGATTTATCAACAAGGTTAAGTGTATCGAAAACAGAAAATGAACCACGAATACGGGCAATGTTTAATTATGGTAAACCAAAGGAAGGTATAACTTTAGAAGAAGCAATTGATACTGAATTTGGAGTTAAATATAAGAATAGTGGATTGAATATATATAATATAGATTTTAGTGGTAAGAATATGTTGGTTGTAAATCCAGAGAAGGCAAATACTGATGATTATGATTACCAAGGAAGAAAATATATTCCAATAGGCGATGCTAATTATAGTGGAATAGAGTTATATACTAAATTAGAACTTCCATATGGATTAGTATTGAATTTAAATTATTCAAAGTCTAAGAATGTTTGGGGAACACCATTTGGAGAAGAAGGTAGAAATGTTTTGTATCAAGATTCAACTGATACAGGAACAAAATATGAAACTGGATTTCCACAAACTATATTGAGTGGTAATCTTTCATACAAGTGGAAAGATTTAACTGCAGTAGTTTCTTCGAGATATTATGATGACATTTATATTATGGAAAATAATTCTGAAGTTTCGGTTGATGGACACAATGATGAGAATGGTGAGTGGGTATCTACAGAAGATTCTGCAACATTACCATCAAGTTTCCTTACTGATTTATCAATTAAATATGGTGTATCTAAAAATCTCGATGTACAGTTACAAGTTCATAATTTATTGAATACAGAATATTGGTCAAGTGCGAGTAGTTGGGGATTTCAGACTGGTATTCCCAGAAGTTCTACATTTTCATTATTTTATAGGTTTTAATTATGAAATTTTGGAATAATGATTTTGTATTAACAGTTATTTTAATGGCAACGGCATATAGTTTGGCGTGGGTTACACAAACTGGTCAATTAGCATGGAAATGGGCAAAACCACCTATACCCGCATTGTTAGCAGCAATTCCTACTGGATTATTATTTGCATACGCTGTAAAATATAGTTTTGCATTTTCAAATCAAGCTTGGTTCTTCAAGATTATGTCACATTTTATGGGAACATTAATATTTGCATTATTTACTTGGATGTTTATTGGTGAGGCAATTACTTGGAAGATTGGACTATCAATACTTTTATGTTTTTTGGCAGTTTTAATACAATTATAGAAATGTTTTTAATTATGATATTTATTAGTGGTAAATTATATTATAGGAGAATTTAAATGGATTTTCAAGTAAGAAATTGTTGGAGATATACTTCAAGTGGTTCACTTGATGGTGTTGTAAGAAATATTAACTTTTCACTTATGGATAGTGGTTCATCAGCAGTCGATGGTGTATTAAATTATGAAAGAAAAGATTATACGTGCACACTTGGTACGGTAGATCCATCAAGTTTTGTTGAGTGGGATAGTGTAACTACTTCATCTATGGAAGGCTGGATAATGGATTCATACGGAGAGAACTGGGGTACATTCACTTCAAGTATAGCTTCTACACTTACGAGTGCTTTAAATTCACGAAGTTCATCTAAACCACTTTATGAACTAACTTGGCAATCGGGTTCTACCACATTGGACACGTCCGCGGTTGAAAGTGGAAGTACGTTTTGGGGAAGCTATTAAAACAGATTTTGAGGAAGTAATTTAATAATTATAGTTATGAAAAATAAAGGTCTATTCGACCACATCACACACATTACACAAAAACAGACTAAAGGTTATTGGGATTCTCTAAACGAAACAGAGAAGAAGCAGTGGTCTAATTATATGATACATAGATTTCTATCTATGAAGATGGACCAATGTTCTTCCAAAGAAGAAGGAATGGTTAAAGTATGTTAAAGGAAAAAAGACAATGAAATATGAAAAATGGGTAGTAGAAATAGTTGCAAAACATTACGAGTCAAGTCTTTCAGAGGCCAAGGAATATTTGGATGTATTCTATTCAACAGAACAAAACAAGGCCAATCTAAAAACGATACTCCAAAAATATGGAGCAGATCCAAAGGAAATTAAGAAATTAAATTTGCCTTGATAAGTTTATACCAATCAAGTATTTATAGAAAAAATCAAGTTTGGGAATGGTTGCCACCAGATAGGTCAGAACTTTTTGTAGA